GGATACTGCTGATGTTTCTGGACAACTACTACACCTCCACCAACAAAAGAAAAATATAGAGAAGGTAGACAGAGCATCCACACCAACATCTTCTGGCGACACTAACGTGTTCATTGGTTCTACCACAGACCTCCAACGTATGTTGAAGGATATAAATGGCGAAAAGGATGTGATTCCGACAGATTATGACACAATTGAAGATTCCACAGATAGTCGACACGACCAAGAATAAGTCAGATACAAATTATCTCGCTAACCCACATATCAAACGGGACGGCATAGAAGAAGATTGGACAAAAGAGAAGGTGGGGGAATATGCCAAGTGCATGTCTGACCCATCATACTTTGCTCGAGCATATCTTAAAGTGATCAACTTGAACGATGGTCTGGTTCCATTTGAACTATATCCATATCAAGAAGAAATGTTCAATCATTTCAACAATAACAGATTCTCCGTAATCCTTGCCTGTCGCCAGTCGGGTAAGTCTATATCCTCTGTTGGATACATTCTATGGTATGCTCTATTTCACCCCGAGAAGAATATCGCTATTGTAGCAAACAAAGGTGCTACTGCGAGAGAAATGCTCTCTCGTGTTACCCTTATGTTGGAGAACCTCCCGTTCTTTCTACAACCTGGATGTAAGAGTCTGAACAAAGGCACCATTGAATTCAGCAACAACTCAAAGATATTCGCAGCTGCCACTTCGGGATCTTCTATTCGTGGTCAGTCGGTCAACCTGCTGTTTATGGATGAGTTTGCCTTTGTCGAGAAAGCAGCTGAGTTCTATACGACAACATACCCTGTTGTATCTTCTGGTAAGAATACAAAGGTCATCGTGACTTCCACTGCTAATGGCATCGGTAATCCTTTCCATAAGATATGGGAAGGTGCTGTACAAGGCGTGAATGAATTCAAACCATTTCGTGTTGACTGGTGGGATGTTCCTGGAAGGGACGAGAAGTGGAAGGCAGAAACAATCGCAAACACTTCACAAATACAGTTCGACCAAGAATTCGGAAACACATTCTTTGGAACTGGAGATACCCTCATTAACCCTGAAACCCTTCTAAACTTGAAGACTTCTCGTCCCAAGAAGATCCTTGAGGGTGGCGATCTACTTGTATATGATGAAACCCGCAAGGGTTCGCAATACGTCATGTGTGTTGATGTTGCAAAAGGCAGGGGGCAGGATTTCTCTACGTTTAACGTGATCGATATTACTAGCAGACCATTCAAGCAGGTCGCTGTCTATCGCAACAATCTTATATCTCCGTTGCTCTTTCCAGATATTATTTATAAATGGGCAAATTCCTACAATGAGGCATACGTTATTATAGAATCAAACGATGCTGGTGCAATTGTTTGTAATGGTATCTACCATGAGATGGAATATGAAAACGTACACATGGAGTCAATGACCAAGTCCAGTGGTATTGGTGTAGAGATGACACGAAGAATAAAGAGAATAGGTTGTTCTGGATTTAAAGACCTATTAGAGACAAATAAACTTGAAGTTGTAGATGAAAATACCATACTAGAGATCTCTACATTTGAGGTTAAGGGTGCTTCATATGAAGTGTCCTCTGGTAACCATGATGATCTTGTTATGAACTTTGTTATGTTTGGATACCTAACATCGACAACGTTCTTTCAAGAGTTGACTGACATAGATATTAAGAAGATGATGTTTGACCAAAGGATGAGAGAGATTGAAGAAGATGTACCACCATTTGGTTTCCAGGACAACACTGGCGTGGAAGAGATTACTTACGAACAGAGAATGGATCCATGGAGCATGTTGCACGGAGATGAGGAGATCCTTTCGTAGATCGTGATAGTTATAAATAAGAGCATTGAACGCTCGATGGCGGGTGTCATCCTTATAATGATACATATAATTTTCGATCGAAACGAGGAATAAAAAATGGCACTAACAACTTCCATGTCCCCCGCAATCGATGTTAAAGAAATAGATCTCACTGGTGTTGCGCCAAATGTAGAAACTTCTTTAACAGGAATGGTGGGTCAATTTCAATGGGGTCCAGTAAACGAACCTACTTCTATTCAGAATAAACAACAACTCGTAGAGGTATTCGGAACTCCGTCTCCCACTAATGCTGTTGATTTTTACTCTGCTGATAAGTACCTTCAATACTCATCCAACCTTATAATCAACCGACAAATAACTCAGACCGGCGAACCTGATGCTACAGATAGCGCACTGAACTCCACCTTGTCTGGAGGAGTCCTTCTGGTAGAGAACGATAAATCTTGGGAAGGTATGTCGACAACCGAAACGTTTGTTGGAAAATATCCTGGATCATTAGGAAACTCTTTGTCAGTTTCTATTTTTGCTATTGAGAGTGGATCAAATGATTCCGCTTCTGCCACGCTCGATAACTGGGTCTCGTGGCCGTATGCTAATCGTTTTGATGGTATCCCAGGAACTTCTACTTGGGCAAGACAGCAAGCTACTTCGACAGTACATGATGAGGTTCATGTTGTTGTTATCGATCACGGTGGCAAGATCAGCGGCACAAAGAATACTGTACTTGAAATCTACCCATATGTTTCTGTTGCCTACGGTGCAAAGACTGTGGACAACGGTAACAACTACATAGGTGATGCTATCAATAATGGTTCATCTTATATTCGTTTCGGCGACTGGACGAAAACAGCTGGCGTCATCGACGCAGCTGCCATCACCGCATCCCCTTGCGTCTTAGGAGCTAACTGGGGAAAGACACCAGAAGCAGCTGTCAATGCCGGCGTATCAGACTTCGCCACGGACGTCGCAGTACTCGACTTTACGGCCGCCGGTAAGGTGACAAATCCGTTAACGGGCGGAGCAGACCACCAAGCACTGACTACTGGTGATTTTGCCCTTGCATTTGATAACTTCGAAGACCCTGAAGCAGTTGATGTTCAGATTTTGGTCGCTCCAGGTATGACGACTTCCGCGTCTCAAATTACAGTAGTCAATGACCTCGTGGCCATTGCTGAGGGGATTCGTAAGGATTGCGTCATTGTTACTTCGCCAGACCGAACGTCTGTTGTTAACAATGCAAACCCTGTGGGCACCAGCATTTTAACATGTAACGGTTTCAGTGCGTCCAACTACTTGTTTGTTGATAACAACTATCTGCGCGTTCGGGACGAATATAATGATAATTATATCTACATCCCTGCTGCCTCAAGCACTGCTGGTTTGTTTGCTGCTACTGATGCCAATTATGGTCCATGGTACTCGCCTGCTGGTGAACAGCGTGGAGAATACCTTGGCATCAGTGATTTGGCGTACACTCCTAATAAGAGCGACCGTGACACTCTGTATAAAGTTGGGATCAACCCAATAGTACAGTTCAGTGGAAGGGGCGTCTTGTTGTTCGGCGACAAGACCAAGCAATCACGACCAAGTGCGTTTGACCGCATTAACGTTCGTCGTCTGTTCCTTGCTATTGAGAAATCTATCGCAATCGCTGCTCGCAACTTTATGTTCGAGTTCAATGATGATTTCACCCGCTCTGAGTTTGTTGCGATCGTAGAACCTCTTCTGCGTGAAATACAATCACGAAGAGGTATCAGCGATTTCTTCGTTCAGTGTGATAATAGAAACAATACATCAGAAGTCATTGCACGAAATGAAATGGTCGCTTCTATGTTCATTAAACCTGCTTACTCAATCAACTTCATTACTCTCAACTTCGTTGCTACCCGCGACGGGTCGGCGTTCGAAGAAGTTGTTGGTACGCTTTCTTAAAAGACATCTAAGGAGAAACAAAGATGGCATTTTTACAAGTAGACGATTTTAAAGGCAAGATGAAAGGTGGCGGTGCTCGGGCCAACATGTTTGAAGTTAATGTCAATTATCCAGGATATACTGGTGGACAGAAAGAAATGACTAACTTTATGTGTCGTGCGGCATCACTGCCTGGATCGACCATTGCAGCTGTGGAAGTCCCATTCCGTGGTCGTATCATTAAACTTGCGGGAGACCGCACGTTTGAACCTTGGCAGTTGACTGTATATAACGACACAACGTTTGAAGTCCGTGATGCTTTTGAAGCATGGATGGATGGCATGAATACTCATGCTGGAAACTCCGCCGA